TACCATCGGACATCTTTTCACAAATTAAAAGTGGAATAATTGAGGCAGTAGCCTCTGTTCATGATCTAGACCCAAAAACAATAGTTCAAATAGGCTATCACACTCAGAAGTGGGAACCAGGAGCATACGCTAGGATACATTCTGACAACACAGACGAACATGGAAACTCTGGGCCATTTGCAAGAAGTAGATATGCGGCATTTCTATATTTAAACGATGACTTTGCTGGTGGTTTGCTAAAGTTTCCAAAGCAAGATTTAGAGATAGCTCCAAAAGCTGGAATGCTGGCGGTATTCGACGGTGGATTTAATAACATGCATGAAGTAACTCTAATAGAGTCTGGTGTTAGATATACTATCGGATCTTTTTGGGATGATCGTGAAGAAGATGCATATCCTCAGGAATTAAGAGATGCCTGGGCCGAAGAGATGAAGAAGATTCGTGATGCTCAGGAAGTTGAGCGTAAGGAATGGCAAGATTTACTTAAAGATGGCTATAAGCTAGATATGGATGGTAAGCCATATAAACTAAAGGACAATCTGAATGATTGAAAATCTAAAAAATCTTTTTAGGGAAAACAGCCTTTCTTTTACTGAAATTACAGATGAGCTAATCTCTATTGAGAATTTTTTGACAGATGATGAGCTAAGCTTTATTTGGAGTAAAATAAATTCTGCAACTCAGGCAGATTGGGAGATAGAATATATGTCAAATCTAAAAAACTTCTGTCTTGAAAAGTTCGGTAGAGATGACGTAGATAACCTTGTCGCTGAAGGCAAATTTGAGATAACTCAAAATTGGGTTGATAAAAACCTAAACATTAGCAATAATCCAGAATATCAGGTCTTTTATGATAGGTTGAATTCATTAGTTAAAAAGGCAGATCCAGCCTTAGAGCTAAGTGGTCTTGCTACAATTCAAAGAATGCAGCCAAACGTAGAGCTAAAATCTCACACAGATCAGCATACAGACCCATCAATAAGATATGCTGCAATACTTTACATAAATGATGATTACAGCAATGGGGAGTTATTTTTCAAAAACTTAGATTTGAAAATAAGGCCAAAGCCAAAAACTTTGCTAATTTTCCCAGGCAACGAAAAATATGAGCATGGAGTAGAAACTGTTTCAGAAGGTCGAATCAGATACGTGCTTGTTGGCTTTATTAAAGAAACTGGACACTACGAGAGAAATAGGTATTAATATGGAAAAGCGTATGCTACACGAAATGGTTTATTATTACGAAAATGCCATTGAAAATTTTGACGAGGTTATGAAGACAATCAATGAACTTACAGAGATTAACAGCCTAGAGGGCGGAGAGCTATGGGGTAAGTGGACTGCTTCAGACGACAAAGAGTTTATTTATGGAGAAACTCAGACTTTTGATCTAAATCAGATTAACCAAATGGCTGAGCCATATAGAAGTAAAATGGAGTATGTCTATATCAACATTATGAAGGCCTTGTACGATGTATGCAAGGATTATGCTAAGTCAGTAGGAGATACAGATGAGCCACGGCTATTCCCAGTTTTTAATATTAAAAAATATGACACTGGGGCATCGATGGGGGCACATTATGACCAGCTAGATGGAGACAAAACTCTTAGGTATTCTCTGGTTATGTATTTAAACGAGGTTCCTGAGGGCGGAGAGATTTCATTTAAGCTATCAGATTATGAAGATCATAATCAAGTAGTCAGCCCAGATCTAGACTATGATGTAGCTGTAAGCAAAAATCAGATTGATTTTGGGGTAAAGCCAAGTGCTGGAAGCGTTATCATATTCCCATCATCAGCTCCATACTATCATATTGCACATACTGTAAAGTCTGGAGTAAAGTATATGATTCCTAGTCACTGGATTCATAACAATATGGATCTAAAAAAGGGCTGCAGTGTATAATTTTGAAATTGAAAAAATACATGAATCTATTTGGGTGTTTAAATCTGCAATAAAGAATAGCCAAGATTTTGTAGAGTATTTTGAAAAAAACAAAGAATGGAAAGACTGGTATACGTTTGGTAAGGTAGCTGAAAACTCAGGTTTTACGCCAACAAAGTTTGAAACTTTTCCAACTCCTGAGCAATGGGCAGACTCAAAATCAAATAGTCTTCAAAAAACCCAGTACTTTGAAAATGAAATAAATGACTTATTTTACTATGCGACAAAGCTTTATGTAGAAGAAAACAATATTGTTCTTGATAACTGGGCAGAAGATGGATGGAATATTGCAAAGTATATCCCAAATCTAGAAGAGCATAAAGAATATGTAATGATGCATCATACAGACTTTCAAAGAGAGTTTACTTATAATCCTGGGCTAAAGTTTGGAATTACTGCAGTTTTCTATTTAAATGATAATTATACTGGAGGGGAAATCATGTTTCGATTCCTCGATGAAAACAACCCATCAATAATAAAAGAAGATTATATATACAAGCCAACTGCTGGAGATATCGTAGTTTTCCCATCACGTCCACCACACTACCATGGGGTAGCAGCAGTAACCAGCGGAGAAAAGTATATAATTAGAAACTATTGGAGATATGAGTATCCTGGACATCCTTTATGGCTTAAGCTTCAAGAAAAGTATGGCGAAGATCTTTGGCGGGAGTTAGAAGAAAAAAGACTCAAGTTCAATAGAAATAGCGATAATGTCACCATTATAAATAATATACCTTTTTGGGTAGAGTTTGAAGAATACTATAAAAAAGAAATTGAGCTGTTGGGCCTATGAAAACCGCTATAGTTACTGGAGCTAGCAAGGGTGTTGGATACGCAACGGTAAAGCTGCTATCTAAAAATGGATATAGGGTAATTGCAGTTTCCAGAGATCTTTCTAAAGTTTCAGAGCTAGACTCTGAAAACGTTGAAACGTACAGGCTTGACATAACGCAGCCAAATGAAATAAAGTCTTTCTTTGAAAAATATAAAGATATCTCTTTAGATCTTTTAGTAAACAATGCAGGTGGTGGAGCTAGTCCTACTAGCATTATAAACGAGACTATGGATAATTTTAGAACTGCCTATGACATAAATGTTTCTGGCCCAATGTATCTATCTCAGCTTTTTGTTCCATGTCTTAAACGCTCAGTGTCTCCAACAATTATTTTTGTAACGTCCCTATCTGGAAAAATACCTTTTAGGGGTGGAGGAAATTATAGTAATGCTAAAAGGGGAGAGATGGCTCTAGTAGACACTATGAGAATGGAATTTCCAGAATATGGAATCAAGATAACAGAAATTTGCCCAGGAACAATAGACACTCAAGAAGAAAGCAAGCCTTATTCTTTGACAGCAGAAGATATGGCAGAGGCTATTCGCTGGGTTGGTTCTTTACCAAAACACTTTAATGTTAATCACTTAGAGGTTAGCAATATCTTTAATAGTAAGTTTGTGTGATAAAAATGGATATTATAAAACTACACGATGATGTTTATGAAATTAATAATTTTCTAACAAACGAAGAACTCGAAGAAGTTTATGAGATAATCAATAACACAGAAGAAGAGGCTTGGTTTTCTGAAGAGGCAAGTGGTGATAAGGGGTTCTGGTATGGGAAAAACTTAGAGTTTAAAACAGAAACGGTCTTTGACAGAATAAATAGCAAAATGGAAAACTTATTCGAATCGTATCATTATTATTCACCAAAAATGATTTTGCAAAGATACAAAAAGGATGACTTTATCCATCCACATACCGATCAATGGATTCCAGATTTAGACTATTATATTGGATATGGATTATGCCTATATTATAATGATAATTATGATGGTGGAGAGTTAGAATATCCAGATCTAGGTATAACTGTTAAGCCAAAGAAAAACTCTCTATACATCCATGGTGGCCATATTTTGCATGGATCTAAGCCAGTTTTAAGCGACGACATAAGATATTTTTCAACTGTTTTTGTACGTGGTACAGAAAAGGATCCAACTATATTAAGGAAAGAGTTATTTAAATGATACATGAAACAACAAATGAAGAGCAGTTTATTATTGACATTTTAAAGGAAAAGAGAAACGGCCATTACGTTGAGCTTGGAGCTGCACACTATAGTAACGGAAATAATACTTATCTTTTAGAAAAAGACTACGACTGGACTGGCGTATCTTTTGAAATCGTTGATTCAATGAGAAAAGAATTTAATCTAAATAGAAAAAATCCATGCATGGGTGATGCCTTATCTTTTAATTACGTTAAATATTTTGAAGAAAATAATTTTCCAAAGCAGATAGATTTTCTTCAGGTAGATATTGATGGAGGGTATGACAATTCTGGTAGGCCAGTAGGAAGTCCACACTGGACATTGCAGGGGCTTCTAGCAGTTCCCCTAAACACCTATAGATTTACAATAATTACATTTGAGCATGATGCAAACATGTACTGGAGGAATGAGTCTATTCGAGACGCACAAAGAGAGATTCTAGACTCTTTTGGATATTCTTTGGTACGTAGATCTGTCTATGAAGACTGGTGGGTAGATCCAAATGTTATAAGCCATGCAGAATACAAAGATTTTTTGCATTGGGACACTTTATAGGAACTAATTTAAAGCGGAATGATTGTCAATTTCCCTATGCTCTAGTATCGCTGCATTTAAAGCAGAAAACTCTTCATAAAGGCTAGTTGTGTGGCCAAACTCTGTATGGATATACATAAAAATAAAGTATTTATCTCCACTCAAAACTTCAAGAGCACGGTGCGGCAAATTGGTGGGAAACAGAAGAGCACTTCCAGCAGATGGCTTTAGGGTTAGGTTGATGTCTGGAAACTCAATTTCGCCACCGTCATAACTATCTGTTAGATAAAAAAGTGCGGTATAATCCATAGTGCTTTTTAGATCTTCAATGTTTCTATCAATATGAATTCCAATTTCGCCACCAGTATTGTATTTCTTTAAAGTGTAGTTTTTTGAAACATACTCCAGTTTTTCATGCCCAGTTTTTGAATACCAAATGTCTAAAACTTTAAGATACGGATCATGGATCATATCAATAACAGGCGATGCCTTTTTATGTGCATAATCAGAAAAGTTGTCTTCTGGGACAGGCCATAGGCTATTAAAAAACGTTAAGGACCGATTCCAGTTAAAAAGTTTTTGTTTTCCTTTTGGGTGGTCGTGGTAAGAAGTGTGCCATTCTCCATCTTCACCTTGATGGGGAACGCTGTCATGCCAATCTTCCCACTTAGGAATTACAGAATACATCTCTGAATCTTGTTCAAAGCTTTCTATTTTATCAACAAATTCCTGTGCCTTTTCAAAAGCATTTTCAATATATAAGATATCTTTAGAAAGTTCTTTAACAATCATAGAAAAATTAGGCCTTTTCCCACATCCGAATATCAGTAATAGTCATTCTAATCTTATCAGCGGTTTCTTCATTTGGAGCTTCAATACTAAGAGTAGCATTAAACAGCTCAGCATCAAAAGATACAGTTTGTCCATTTTCTTTATAAAACTCTAAAGCAAAATCTGGGGTAGCCCGATATTCAAACTTCATTATTAATCTTCTTTAATAATGCCCTGTGCAAAAAGATAATCATATATCTCGCCCTGGATTGTATAAAGCTGAGGCCTGACCTGCTCAATCATTTGCTTAACCTGGTCTTCTGGTAATCCAGCTCCCTCAATTGCCAAAAGATTAAAGTCTTCTGCAATTTCAACCATTTGTTCTACTACTTCAGTTCTATTCATTGCAATTTCCTATTCTATAGATAATTTCTTTAAAATATTATAGCATGTCTGAAGTTTTTTGTAAATGGATATAGTCTAGGTGTTCTCCCAAAGGTTCTCCAGCCTTATACTGTAAGTAGGTTCTAACACGATCTGCACGTCCATAAAACAAGATTAATGCATATCTCTCTCCAGAGGTTACTTCTGCAACTCCGTGTGGGTGGTCAATATCTCCCACAAAAAAAATCATTTGTCCAGTTTTTGGGCTAATTACTAGATCTTGGTTTGGAAAAGCTATTTCTCCACCAGTATAATCCGTGCCACAACTATTTAAATAAACTAATGCAGAAAACTCAAGGTCATCAAGTAAGGTGTTACCGTCATCCCATGGACTTCCGTCTAGCTGCACAGAATCACAGTGAAGTCCACGGTTCTCTCCACCCTTAGAAATTAATGCCATCATTGGATTTATTGGAGCAACTTCTACCCCATAAAATTTAGCTATCTCATCCCCAACACGATTGATTGTTTCTGTAAACAGGGCCAAGCCAGGATCGGAGGACTCTTCCTCAAGAATGGGCCTTCCTTCAAAAATACTCTTTAGCACAGACATATAGTCTTTGAATCTAGTTTCAGCCATACCAAATCTGTCGCTAGCCACTAGATGCGGGGATAGGTCACGAATAACTGCCTTAGCGTCATCCTCTGAAATAAAGTTATCTATAATTTGAACTGACATAATAATCTCCTCAGTTAATTGTATCACGGGTAAAAGCAGAAATAGCAATAATCCTGTGGTAAAATAGTCTTATGACCCTATATAGAATGCTTCAAAGACGTGGTACTGCCAGCCAATGGTCTACTGCAAATACCGTTTTAGCTATTGGTGAAATTGGTTTTGCTTACGACACTAATGTTATTAAAATTGGAGATGGTCTAACTTCATGGAATTCCCTAGCATCCCTCGATGGAAAATCTGCTTATGAGATTGCCGTTGATAATGGCTACGAGGGGACACAGTCTTCTTGGCTAGCGTCTTTAGTTGGTCCTCAAGGGGAAACAGGTCCGCAGGGACCTCCAGGAGTAACAAATGCTCATCAGGCTGTAATAACTATATCAGATGACAGTGGTACAGGAGTCAGCACCTATTTCCCTGGAACAACTGGGGTAGATGGAGGAACTGGTGTTGGTGCTTATATTGAAGCAAATGCCAACGGTGCAATTGGGTCAATTGGAGGAGTTACTCCAACAACAACTCAGAGAGTGCTGTTTATATCTAGAGCGAATAGCATTGAGAATGGAATATATACTCTTACAAATGCTGGATCTCCAACAACAAAATATAGGTTTACTAGGGCAACAGACTACAATAACCAAAATGCAAGAGAGATTAACACTGGAGATTTCGTTGTTGTAACTGGTGGAACCTTCGCTGACAAAGTTTATATTATGAATGCTACAGGAACTGGAACAGGAAACTCAGTAATTATTGGAACTGATAATATTACCTGGACACAGACTGGAGGAGTGGGGCCACAGGGACCAGAAGGACCAGCAGGTCCTGCAGGAACTTATACCGTCAGTTCACCATTATCTCTATCTGGTTCTACACTTTCAGTTCAGTCTGATCCAACTTTCACAGGAACCGTTACAGCTAGTGCATTTAGCGGAACTGCTACAAACTCAACAAAGTATAATAACCGTGCCCTATTTGTACAATCAGCCACTCCAACAATAGGAATGGTTAATGGCGATATTTGGATAAAGATTTAAACTATGTCGCTCTACCTTTTTGCCATTAGGAGTTAGTGGATTAGATGCCATCACAATCAGTAGCAACAAATGATTCTAATGCTCGTGCTAGATTAACCTTAACTGTTAATGGACGAGCAGATGGAAGTGGTGCAGACTGGGAAGTATCCATTCTGGATAATAATGCTAACTTTTCAGGCTTTGGAAGTTCTGGTGCAGGGTGGTCTGCCACCATCAACCCTGGCAATATTTCTCTGGTAAATGCTCAAAACAGAAGCTATGACTTTGGCTCTGGAAACGTTGCTGGCCCGTTTTTCCCAAGAACCGTATCAGGATTCCAGGCTCTTTCTCCTGGAACCTATACTGCTAGTGCCCAGTGGAATGCTGTTGGTGTAGTCGGAAGTGCGTCTGTATCGTTTAGCTTTACAGTTGTCTCTCCTCCACCATTCTTTCCACCGTTCTTCCCCCCATTCTTCCCACCATTCTTCCCACCATTCTTTCCCCCATTCTTTCCATCTTTTACTCCTGCTCCAGTGTGGGATGCAGGCTCTACAGATACTCAGCAGGGTAAAGAGCTAGAGTCAATAAGTATAACTAAGACAGCTAGCAATACAACAAGTTATTCAATTACATCTGGGTCCTTGCCATCTGGTTTGTCTCTTAATTCTTCTACTGGAGCTATATCTGGAACGCCAGCTAGAAATACCAGAGGCACATATAACATATCGGTAACCGCTACAGGTGTTGGAGGAACTGCTACTGCATCTTTTCAGATAATAGTTTCTGGAGCCGATGGAGTTGTTCAAATATACGATACAGAAACTTCCCAGTGGAAGGAAGGCATCGTTCATGTATATAATTCAAGCACTTCTGCGTGGGAAGAGTCATTAGTATATATTTATGACTCAGCTACATCTTCTTGGGTTATAAGTAAAAATAAAGGTTAAATAGGCTAACCTATATCGCTTAATTGTGATAAACTATACGTGGAGAAACTATGGCAAACCCATCTAACTTATATGCAGAGAAGATTTTTAGCGAGCATCCTATTGCGATGTGGGCGTTAGATGACCAGGCTGACTACATCTCTTTAATTTCTAACTCAAAAAGAGATGTTTATAGATCTTCTCCAGACGCCAATGCTTGGACAATTTCCAATGGCACAAAGCAACAAAATCTATCCATACTAAATGAGCCATTGCCAACTACATCAACCACTACTGTAAAAGCAGTAGTTGGATCTGGCCAGACTAATCAAATAACCCTGACTAGCTCTGGAATCATTAGTCCATTGCTAATGAATAGTGACCTAGAAACATTTTCTATTGGTGCCTATATTTTTTCTGCAAACCCATTCGTACTGTCTTATGAAATAGGGTATACCTATGATGGTTTATCTAATCCTGTTTTAAGAAAATTTGATTCTCAGATTAGCAATAGATGGAGCTTAATCTCAGAAACTTTTAGCATTCCTCAAACCCCAAATCCAGTAAAAATAGTAATAAGGATTAACCACGTTAATAATGGCGGTTTGCCAGATGACTATCAGTTCTATATTAATGGCATTACTTTTGCACAGTGGTCAGAAGAATTTTTAGCTACTTCTCCTGGAATTTTTGGGCAGTCGCTACCAGATGATGTGCCTTTTTCCTATTCAGCAATAGAGGCAAAGTCTTATGGACTACAAGACTTAGACGGATATTATTTTGTTAACGACGGATTCTTAACTGCTAAAAATTCTGGGGTTCCAATCGTTTATGGATCTTCAAACGTAACACGTCTATTACCAAATGGAACAGATCCATCACTAATTATTCCTGGTCAAGGATTTTTAAATGAAGCTGGAAGATATAAAGAGCAAACAGTTGAGATGTGGGCAAGAATTGACTCTAAAGCAGTTTCAGCAACAAGAATATTTGGGCCAATTGGCTCGGATGATGGAATATACGTGGATGGTCCTTTTATCAAGATTAGGGTTGGAGACTCTGTAGGGGCTCACCCAATCTCAGAATGGTATAGGCCAATGCTTTTGGATTTCAAGGTTTCTGAAAACGCTGCATCATTGCTTATAAATGGAGAGCAAGCGATCTTAATTTCATACTCAACAGATACTGTTCCTCTAGCACAAGAGACAGTCATGATAGAAGAAGTAGAAAAAAATAATGACTGGCTTGGGTTCTATGCTTCAGAAGACGTTCCATTCTTAGATATTGATTGTGTCGCAATTTATCCATACTTGGTTCCAGCCATTGTTGCAAAAAGACGGTTTGCCTATGGTCAGGCAGTAGAGTTTCCAGAAAATGCTAATAGTGCTTATGGGGGAACATCTGTAATAGTTGACTATGCTTTTGCTGATTATACAAGTAACTATAACTATCCAGATATTGGTAGGTGGGATCAGGCAATTGTCGAAAACTTAACAGTAAAAGATGAAGCCCTATCTATTCCAGAATACTCTTTGCCATCTGTAATTTTTGAAGATGGAACAGCAACCTCTTCCTGGTATGAAGATCTTTACGATGAGCAGTCCGAAGAACCATTCTTAAGCTTTTTGGGCAAGCAGGGGTACATCTCCTTTGAAAGTCTAAATGTTTTAACACAAGACCTAAAATCATTTTATGGAGTATTTCTAATTGAAGACATACAGGAACAAAAAGAGATTTTATTTAAAGTAGAAGATAAAACAACTTCTAATTTCCTAGAGGTATATACAGAAGAAAATAACCTAGTTTATAGAATTGTTATAAATGGAACATCCACAGAACTATATTCAGAAGCATGCCTTTTGCCAAATCAACCTGTTATTGCTGGAATTAACTTAGATAAATTTGCATCAAGTTTTGGTGGCCCCGCTGCTTCATTCTTTAGCAACAAAAACAGGCTATTTTTATTTGTTGGCGGAGACCGATCTTTTGAGAACACCTTTTCTGGAAAAATAAACAAGGTTGGATTTTCTTCAAAATATAATTTAGATAAGATTTCGGCTCTCTTTGATGCTAATGGATTAATGACATATTATAACTATGAAGATATTTTTGCAGAGTACCCAGCAGAAATTCTATACGATGCTGGAGACGAGCTTTTTGAAAATAACCCAGACTACGATGAAGTACTAGAGGCTGGCAGTCCAGAATCCTATTCCCTAATAGGCATTGACTTTATTAAAAACTTTGTTGCTAGTTATACCCTAATTCCTAAGATTAACTTTGACTTAATACAAATGGACATTGCTATAGATGGATATTGGGAAGACTATCTGCCACTAACATATTTTGCTCAATATGTTTTAGATAACTTTAATAAAAAATATTACGATTTAGACTTTATTCAGTTTAACTTAGACTATCCAGCCTTAGAGATTTTCTCAAATGGAAAATATAATACAGAAAACAACCTTATAAAATCTTATGTTTCATTCCAGTATCTAAAAAACCAGCCATCAGCCAAAGACTCTTACTTCACAAAAGTTCTTGCTCCACAGAACGGAGTAATATCTCCAGGGGCTGAGTGGCTAAATACTAAATATGAGGTAGTTGATGGAACAATTATTTACCCACCAAAAAATATTAGGCTTTCTGATGTATCTATAGTTACGCATCTAGAATGGCAAGTTGATGGAATTGAGTCCAGCCCCCTAATTCTAAAAAAACTTCAGTATGCATCTCAGGCTTTTAATGAAAGAACCTCTAATCCAGTTGGCACAAGGTATGGAACTTCAGTTTTCCCATACCTAAAATATGGATCCTATTTTGATTATAAATCAAGAAACCCGTATAAGATATACAAGGGTAGCACTCCATACTTATACCTAACAAAAAACAGCGGTATACAAAAAGTTGGGGACTATGATCCGCTAGTAAACCGTGGACTATCTATACCAATTAATCAAAACCTAGCAGAAAGCTATCGTGTTATTGCCCTACAGGCTTTTATTCGGTATGGTCAGGAAAGGTTCCCAACAACTCCAGAACAAATATTTGAAATAGAAAGCAAGGATACATATATTAAATTCTTTATCGTTGCAAATGATAGTAGTGGTAAAAGAGCTAGAATTTATGGAATTAATGCTAAAACTGGAAGGTTTGAGAATGGAATCGCCTTTTATTGGAATGGTAAAATTGTTAGAGAGCCAGTTAATACCCTTAGCGACTGGGGGGTTCTAGGAATATCTTTCCCAAGAATCTTGGATTTTGACTCTTATGTTGGTGGATTCAGGGTAACTGGACCAGTACTAATTAACAATGTTTCTCAATATCAGTCCACAAACCTTCAAGAAATACAAAGGCAAACCCTTAGGTCTTGGTATACAGCTAAGTTTGGTAATTCAGACGTTTATGACTGGGATTTCTGGAATGAGGACTATACTTGGAACGGAGTTCTTGTCTTCTCATCATCAACATACTTTGGAGTTAATCCATCTGACATCTATAAGACCTATACTGGTACAAACAAGATTATTATCGATGATGATAGACCTTTACGGATTACAAACTACGAATATAACAATTATCAGGGTGTGACTTGGCAAAATAGGGTAATAACTGCTGTATAGTATGGTATACTGGTGGTTATGGAAGACAAATTTGCAGATGCTATTGGTAAGGCTAAAGTAACACTCGTCGAGCAAACTGGATACTCTTGGGGAGTATATGTTTGGAAAAAGGCTAACGGTAAATGGTTTACAGATGGCAACGGCAACATTCTTAATATACCATCCAATAAGGGTGACGAAAATCAGATTGCTAAGTTAAGACAGGCAGCAGCCTACCACGGAGAGCCAGATGGATCACCAATGTTTTTCCCAGGTACTGCAAGAATTAGCGATGAAGAGTACAGTGAGCAGCTTGACCGTATGAAGCAAGGGCTAATCCCATCACTCAACGATATTGGTGCTGTTATGGCAGCTAAGAAGACCCTAGAACTTTATGGAGATGAGTAATAATGTCAGATGACTATCAGTACCCAATTCAGATTTTTGCTCCAGAGCCAGAGCAAGAGGAAAACGTTTTTAAAAAGCAAGACCCATTTGCCAAGAAGTGGGAAGACCTAAAGTCACTTTCTGGTCTAGAAAAGAACTTTAAGAGACGATCTGATCGTATTGCAAAGTCTTATGAAAGCCTAGACTTTACTGGAATAGATACTGCAAACCAAAGATATCAAAACAGTGCCCTAGCAAGAAATACTGGAATTGGAGGATCATCCTCTAAAGAGATAAACCCAGGTTCCGTGTTCCATAATGGATATGGAATGTTTGATGTTATTACTCCGCCATGGAACCTATACGAACTTGCAAACTACTACGATACCTCATTTGCTAACCACGCAGCTATTGACGCCAAGGTAGAAAACATTGTTGGTCTGGGATATGACTTCCACGTTTCAAAGAGAACCTTGATGCAGCTAGAGTCATCTGATAATGATTCTGCAATAGAAAAAGCAAGAAAGCGTATTGAACGAGCTAAGGTTGAGCTGCGTGAATGGCTAGAAAGCCTTAACAGTGACGATTCTTTTACAAACGTAATGACAAAGTTCTACACTGACGTACAGGCTACTGGAAATGGATACCTGGAAATTGGACGAACTGTTGCTGGAGAGATTGGATACATAGGACACATTCCAGCTACAACTATGCGTGTCCGCAGACTACGTGATGGCTATGTTCAAATTATTGGCCAAAAGGTTGTTTACTTTAGAAATTTCGGGGCAAAGAATGTGAACCCAATTACTGGAGACCCAAGACCAAATGAAATTATTCACTATAAAGAATACTCACCACTAAATACTTTTTATGGAGTACCAGACATTATGTCTGCTATTTCATCTTTGCACGGAGATCAGCTAGCCTCCCAGTACAACATTGATTATTTTGGAAACAAGGGTGTGCCAAGGTACATCGTAACTCTAAAGGGTGCAAAGCTATCTTCTGATGCAGAAGACAAGATGTTTAGATTCCTACAGACTAGCCTTAAGGGACAGTCTCACAGAACACTATATATTCCACTTCCAGCTGACACAGACAACAATAAGGTTGAGTTTAAGATGGAGCCAATTGAGGCAGGCGTTCAGGAAGCATCATTTAATGAGTATCGAATCCGTAACCGTGATGACATCCTTGTTGCTCACCAAGTTCCACTATCTAAGATTGGTGGAGGAGACTCTTCTCAGATAGCAGCAGCTTTGGCACAAGACCGTACATTTAAAGAGCAGGTAGCAAGGCCAGCACAGGCAAATCTAGAGAAAATTATTGGCAAAATTGTTAAAGAAAAAACAGACATCCTAGAGTTCAAGTTTAACGAGCTAACCCTTACAGACGAGATTGCTCAGTCTCAGATTCTAGAGCGTTACGTAAAGACTCAGATTATGGTTCCAAATGAGGCACGTGAAAAGCTAGGCTTGCCACAGCGTCCAGATGGAGACGAACCATTTGAAATGTCTACGAGACAGTCTGCAGACGCTAGGGCAAACACGGCACAAAACAGACAAAGAGATTCTGAAAGAGCAAACAACTCGTCCGACAGTCCCGCTACCATATCTGGAAGAAATCCAGCTGGTGAGGGAAGGTCTTCACAATAACAACATTTTTATAACTTTTTTGTAAAAAGCCATTATAATTGAGATAACATGACTATTCAAAAGGCCCATTGGGACACAGAGGGCGACAACGTTCGCCTATCAATGCCGTTCAGTAAAGTGGACAAAGAGAGACGTATTGTCTCTGGCTTTGCCACACTTGATAACGTAGACAAGCAAGCTGACATAGTCACCACAGATGCAAGCCTAAAGGCTTTTGCTAAGTTCCGTGGGAACATTAGAGAGATGCACCAGCCAACCGCAGTTGGTAAGATGATCTCATTTAAAGAAGATAAATATTTTGACCCAGAAGCTAAGAAGTTTTATTCTGGAGTATATGTTTCAACATACATCTCAAAGGGTGCTCAAGACACTTGGGAGAAGGTCCTAGACGGAACCTTGTCTGGCTTTTCTATCGGTGGAAGAATGAACAAATGGGATGACGGATATGATGAAAAAATGGATTCAAAAATTCGCATTATTAAAGACTATGATCTGGTAGAATTATCTCTAGTAGATAATCCAGCAAATCAGTTTGCGAATGTATTATCTGTCGAAAAAGTTGACGGAGTAGATATGATTAAGGGCGAAAGCTTAGATACCCCAATTGAGAATGTCTTTTGGGATTCAGAATCTGGGATAGTCATGTTATCAGAAAACGATTCTGAAGTAAGCCCTACATCAAATACTCCAATGCAAAATATAGGTTTCGTTGAGAAGAACGATAACGAAAAAACAGATATGATAAAGTTCTTAGTTGATAGTGCTAAAGGCATTAATACAATTGAGATTAACAAGGAGGTAAGTCCTATGAATGAAGAAACAATCGCAGAAGACATCGTTGAGAAGTCTGATGAGGTAGTAGAAGAGTCACAGGTCGCTCCAGAGGCAGATGCCACAGCAGATTCTGTTGAAAAATCAGATGAAGCTGAAATTGTAAAGACAGAAGATGAGGATGAGGATGACACCCTTGGTGACTCCGATCCTATGAAGTCTAACGACATGGATGAAGACGAGATGAAGGCTGAGAAGTCAGATTCCGTTGAAGAGGTATCTAAGTCGGATGAGGTAGTTGTTAACGCAGTTGCTGAAATCCAAAGTACTCTAACATCAGCCTTTAGCGATCTAGCAAATACTGTAAAAGCTCTACACGAGCAGGTATCTGCACTAAGCAAGTCAATTGATTCTGTAAAAACAGAGGTAGCAGAAGCCAAGGGACAGTTTAATGAATTTGGAAAGAGGGTGGACGCTGTCGAAGCTGACACCGCTTTTCGCAAGTCTGGCGATCTAGGCGAGATCGTACAGGAAGCTCAGTCAGAACAGATTGAGAAATCCCTATGGGGCGGACGTTTCCTCAAAACTGCCGATCTATTTAGATAAAGAAAATCACTAGGAGGTGACAATTATGTCGGAAGAGATTATTAAGAACTATCCAGGTGCTGGTGCTAACGAAGTTAATGGCGAAGGTGCATTTGCGTCTGGAGGAATTGGTGGTGTGGCTGATCCAGGTGCTAACACACTAGGAAACATTCCTACCGCCAGCTTTGGTACTACAACTGGTCCTAATGCCGTAAATCCTTCGGGTGATGCGGCAAGCGGAATCCTACGCCCTGAACAGGCACGTCGTTTTATTGACTACGTATGGGATGCTACAGTTCTCGCCAAGGATGGTCGTCGTGTGACTATGAGAGCTAACTCTATGGAGCTCGAAAAGGTTAACGTAGGCGAGCGTGTAATTCGTGCAGCAGCTCAGGCTAACGCAGAGTACACCAACACAGGTGCAACATTCAGCAAGGTAGAATTGACTACAAAGAAGATTCGTCTTGACTGGGAAGTTTCATCAGAAGCACTAGAAGACAACGTTGAAGGTGGTGCTCTTGAAGATCACCTAGTTCGTTTGATGACAAACGCTTTTGCGAATGACATTGAGGATCTAGCTATCAACGGTACTGGTACTGGAAGCAACCCATTCCTATCTATTATGAATGGTTTTGTTAACAAGGCCAAGACTGGAGATGCACACGAGGCTGTTGTAACAGTAGCTGATGATGCATGGACACCAGAGGTTATGCAGAAGATTATTACTGCATTGCCACGTAAGTACCGTGCACTTAAGAGCAATCTTAAGTTCTACGCTGGTACAGACGCATTCCAGGGAATCGTTAAGAACAACGGAACCCTATCAGATGCAATTGCTGAGGCACTTGGAAAGAACGGTAACACCCAGGCTAACACCCAGGCTTACCTTGACGGCCAGGGCCAGACATTCGGTGGTGCTCGCACTACCCGTGTTCTAGGCATCGATGTTCAGGAAGTTCCTTACTACCCTGCAGGCTATGTAGACCTTACATTCCCTCAGAACCGTGTATGGGGTTTCCAGAGAGACATCACTGTAAACCGCCAGTACGTTCCAAAGAAGGACACCATTGAGTACACCGTATTCGTACGTTTCGGTATTCAGTGGGAGGAAGAGGACGCTATTGCGTTCGCTGACGCAGATAGCTCAGACTCCTAAGTCTTAGCTTAACCTTTAGAGAGGGTGGGAGTTTCGGCTCCTGCCCTCTTCTAATATCTGTTATAATATAAGTTTAGGAGGCTATTAAATGGAAGACAATAATATTGTCATTTCTTCTGAACCTAAAACCAACAAAGATTCATCTTTTATTTCTGATAGCAATGATGTAATCGGTTCTAATTCAGCAAAGAAATCAGATACTGGAAACACCCCAGAAGCTGATGAGTCAGAAAAGGTAGCCATTTATTCTACAAAGAATGTCTCTTGGCCAGGTGTAGGCAAAGTTTTAAAAGGTTACAATATTGTAACTAGTGGAAATGCAAAGAAGTGGCTAGAGCGTAGTCACGTTAGAACTGCAACACCACAAGAAGTAGCTAAGGAATTTGGTAGATAATGGAAATTTTAAGAGCTCAGCCATATTCTAATTTAACCATTAGTTTTGAGATCCCAGAGGTAGTGTCCTCAGATTCAGAAATAACCGTAACTGTAATTGACCTAGCCGATCTTTCAGTTCAAGATACTTTTTCTTATTCAGGAATGTCTGGGGATACTATCCAGTATCCGCTAAATTCAAAGTATGATACAGATTATCAGGTTATTATTACAGCAGAGCTAGAAGGCACAGAGACCATCTTTGATGACGTTTTTAGCATTGTAAGGCCATACGTTAACCCATCAACATTGGGAGAGACTGCGTCACAAATTGCAGAATATACTAGGTTTGAAGAAATTGCTAGAGCAGTTATTGACTCAGTAATTCCAGAAGGTTTTTACTACAAGAAAAAGGTCTTAGAGACTGTAGGTCTGGGAGCAGACTATATCCCATTATGGATGGACGCAAAGAAGATTTTGGCGGTATACGAAAATAACGTTTTGGTAACAGATCGTACATACGAAATAACACAAGATAAGACTGCTATTACCGAGCAAGTATTGGATAGGGTTAACAGAGATGAGCAAGCTCCTTTGATTATGCCAACAGCTATGTCCGATATAGTAGATGCCAATCTGCCACCTCTACGTGGATTCCCCAACGGATATGACTACAAGTTTATCTTAGAGTCTGGCTACCCATCAGTTCCATCAGATATTGCAAGGGCAGCAACTTTACTTATTGATGACATCAAGTGTGGAAGAATTGATTACTATCAGAGATATATAACTTCTTACAACACTGACCAGTTTAGACTTCAGTTTGACAAGAGAATGTTTGAGGGAACAGGAAATATTGTTGTAGATAAGATACTGTCAAAGTATGCCAAATCTATTACTAGACTTGGAGTCCTATAATGGCTACTTGCGAAGGAACTACTTTTATCTTCCCAATGCTTGCAGATGTCTACTATCCTATTGTAGACCAAGGGGCCTATGGCAATGTCAAAAAAACTTGGATACACGACAAGACAATCGCATGTAACTTTAATTCAGCTGGAACAGCTTGGAAAGAAGACGTAAAGCCAAATGCAAACATTACACAAGACAGCGTAATGCTAGGACGTGTTAGATCTGACATTCGTTTTTCAAGCACAGACAATCAGAATTCAATTACAAACATTATTGTGACAAACATAAAGGATAAAAATCTTAATGAGATTTACGTTGAGACCTCTGGACCACGTGCTGGAAAATCAACTATTTTTGAAGTAGCTACTGTTGAACCTTTTATGGGCCCATTTGGATCTGTTGAATACTATAAGGTTGTTGTACGTAGATCAGAGAATCAGGCGGCAGACCTATGAAAGTTCGTTTTGATGGTAAGCAGTTTGCTAAAGATATGAAAAATATTATGGAGTATTCTGCTGGATTTTTGGACGGTATCCAGATGGGAAAGCAGCAGCTAATGCACTCTGTAGGAGCACAAACAATTGAAGTGCTAAAAAGCTACATAGACTCTAATGCTAGAACAAATCCAGCGATACTACATCACGTGTATGAATGGGATCAAACAGGCAGCCCAGGGGCTAGGCTATACGATATTGACTATTCGGTTAGCAATCTAGGACTTTCTTTTAGATCATCGTTTAGACAATCAAGTACAATCCAAAATGGTTCAAACACTCCATTTTATAACAAAGCTAAGATTATGGAAGAGGGCATTCCAGTAAAGATTAGACCAAAGCAGGCTCAGGCTTTAAGGTTTGTTGAAAATGGTGAAGAGGTTTTTACAAAGTCAGAAGTAACAGTTAGAAGTCCTGGAGGAAACGTACAGGGTAAGTTCGAACAAACATTTGACAACTTTTTTAATAAATACTTTACACAAGCTTTCTTGAGAGTAAGCGGCATGGGTGCGTATCTAGAAAATCCTGTTGCCTATAAAAAGAATTTAGCGGCTGGCAAACGTGGTGGCCGTGCAAAAGGGGTATCAACTGGATACCGATGGATAGCAAATGCAGGAGTGATGAAGATTGGCTAACGATACACTATTAAATACTCCAATTATTTGGATAAACAAATACATACAAAGCAAGATTCTTGAGAACACTAACTTAGACACTCCGTTCTTTCCAACCTTGCCATCTACAATTAACGATCTAACTCAATACTTTCCTACAGGTGGAACAATGGCCACATGGGACAGATTAATTAAAATGAATAAAAAGAGTTTTCCACACATAAAGTGCGAACAGGTAATGTATTACTTTTATGCCAATGGCGAGAATCCTATTGAAAAAATGGTTCAAATCCAAGAGCAGGTTTTACGCCTTATGGATCGTGGAAACGAAACAGCAGAAGAGATTAATAACTGGGCCTCAAACCGTCAGGTAAATCTTGGTACAAACCAGTCTCCAAACCTAGTAGACAATATGTTTTTCTTCCATGACTTTAAGGTTTATCAGCTAGAGGAATCCAGAGATATTATCGACTTTGGAACTGCTAGAACCTATGGTGGAAACAAGATAATTATAGAATATGACTACCACCAGATGCCAGAGCTTACTGGTGCAGACTGGGTTCCAGAACGAAAGCTAGCTACAAAACAAATTATTTAAAATAGGCTGGTATACTTATTTTTGAGGAAACACGCCTACTATTTCTAAGAAAATGAGGTGAATTACATGGCATATACAAGAGGTACAAGTACCAACATTATTGTTGGTGCAGCCGCTTTGTTCACATACGAAGCAGGTGTATTGACAGATGCAGATCTTCCAGCTTACCAGGCTGAGGGCTCTGTAGGAAACGCAACGGGAACTTACCGTGAGACTTTGGCAACAGACGCAGACTTCCGTAACGTAGGTTACACAATGAATGGTCTAGAGCTACAGTTCCAGCCAGACTTTGGTGAGGTACAGGTTGACCAGGTTCTTGACGTCGCCAAGCTATACAAGCAGGGTATGCAGGTTAACCTGAACACTGCTTTTGCTGAGGCAACACTAGAGAACTTGCTATTCTCATTGGCTGGTAAGGACGATGACCTAACCACCCTTGGAGCAGCAACAGGTATTAAGGCTGGTTCACAGTCTCTAAACCTATCTGCTGGTGACATTGGTGAATGTCCAGTTGAGCGTGGTCTAGTTGCTGTTGGTCCAGGTACAGGTGACTGTAATCCAGACGAGCAGATCGAGCGTATTTATGTAGCATACCGTGCACTTTCAATTGAGAGTGTTACAGTATCTGCAAAGCGTGACGAGCCAACAATGTACGAAGTTTCATTCCGTTTGCTACCAAACGATGATGCATCATACGGTAAGATCGTTGACCGCACTATCCCAGCAGTATCATAATTGAATATATAACTTAATAACACGAAGCTGTCCAGTCTTTTTAGGCTGGGCAGTTTTGTTTTTGCGGTATACTTATAATATGGCAACAACAGTGTATCAATTAGACAATGTTCATCTTATAGATGGCACAGAAATTACTCTAACCCCGCTAAAGATAAAGTATTTAAGAGAGTTCATGACAGCCTTTGATCTTGTCAAAACAGCAAACAATGACGAAGAGGCAATCATATTTTTATCAAATTGTGCAGCTATAGCAATGAAACAGTATTACCCAGCAATAGCAACCATCTCTGACTTGGAAGATAACATAGATTTACCAGGAATCTACAAGGTATTAGAAATTGCTGCAGGAATTAAGATTGATGAAAAGTCTGAAAGTCCTGTAAAGAATCAAGCAGAAGATGGTGGCTCTACATGGGAAACCCTAGATTTGGCAAAACTTGAGGCAGAGGTATTTTTGCTGGGTATTTGGAAAGACTATGAACAATTAGAATTG